CCATTCGTTGTTGCATCTGTCGATATCGAATGTAATAGTTCTACCGGTAAATTCCCCGATGCGGATGTAGACGGTGATGCGTGTTTTCAGATTGCAATCTCATTGTGTAAATTTGGAAGTGATGAACCATACGACAAGACTTGTTTATGTTACAAGAAAACAGATTCAGATCTCGAGGGTTCAAATATCAGATCGTACGATACTGAGCGCGAAATGTTAATGGCTTTTAAGGACTATTTACATAACAATGAGGTTGATATCATAACCGGGTGGAATATTTTTGGGTTTGATCTTGAATATCTGATGAAAAGAGCGATCGTGACTCGGTGTGACCCCACATTTTTTCAATTAAGCAAAATGAAGGGGTATAACTGTGAACTCACAATGAAGAAGCTTTCTTCGAGTGCACTGGGTGACAATGCATTGAAACTCGTGAGTATGCCCGGTCGTTTCATTTTCGATTTGTTCCATGAAGTCAAGAAAGGGTACAAACTCGACTCTTATAAATTGGATAACGTATCAAAATTGTATCTCGGAGACAATAAAATTGATATGCCCGCAAAGGAGATGTTTGCTAGATACAAAGAGGGTGATCCAGTAAAATTACGGGAAGTCGCGGAGTATTGTATCAAGGACACTTTACTTCCACATCGCCTGTTGTCTAAGTTATGCATTCTAATTAATCTTCTAGAAATGGCAAAAGCGACATGGGTTCCATTGTGTTATCTCGTCGAGCGGGGTCAACAGATCAAAGTATTCAGTCAACTCACGAAAAAGGCGCGGGAAATGGGATTCATGGTACCCACCATTCAATATGGACAACTCGGTGATCAAGGCTACGAAGGGGCAACGGTCCTTGAAGCACAAAAAGGTGCGTATTACAAGCCGATCACGGCTCTAGATTTTGAAGGTCTGTATCCTTCAATCATGATGGCACACAATCTCTGTTATTCGAGTCTTGTCATGGATCCTAAATACGAAAACGTACCGGGTGTGGAATACGAAACGTTCGAAATTCCTGTACCGAATAAAGTTGAGGGGCAACCACCGACAAAGCGACTCTGTAAGTTTGCACAAGGAGTTCCGACGCTTCTACCGAGTATTCTCGTCGAGTTGAAGCAATTCAGAAAACAAGCGAAGAAAGATATGGCTTCATCGACGGGTGCATTGAAAGCGATGTACAATGGTAAGCAATTGGCATACAAGATCAGTATGAACTCTGTATATGGATTCACGGGAGCTTCTAAAGGTATGCTCCCGTGTGTAAATATTGCATCCACCGTAACGACGAAGGGTCGTAGTATGATCGATGAAACAAAGGAGTATGTGGAAAAGAACTTTCCTGGTGCTAAAGTGAGGTATGGGGACACCGATAGTGTCATGGTTGAATTTGACGTAGGTGACCGCAAAGGCATAGAAGCTGTGGAATACAGTTGGAAGATAGGTGAAAAAGCTGCCGACGAATGTTCAGCGCTTTTTAAAAAACCAAACAACTTGGAACTTGAAAAGGTATATTGGCCCTATTTCCTATACAGTAAGAAACGATACGCCGCAAAGTTATGGACGCGGGGTAAGGATGGTAAGATGAACATGGATTACATAGATGTAAAAGGTCTTCAACTTGTGAGACGCGACAATACCGCACATGTACGAGAAGTGTGCAAGGAACTTTTAGATGTAGTACTTGAAAGTAGTGACATCGAACCACCAAAGGCGCTCGCACTTCAAAGAGCCATAGAGCTGATTGAAGGAGATGTACCAAACGAAAAACTCACACTTTCACAGGGTCTTTCTGATTCTTATAAGGTGAAGGGGCAGAGTGTATCTATAAATAGCCCGAATATCAGGGATATTAATCAAGCTCACGTACAAGTTGTACGCAAAATGCGGGAGCGACAACCTGGATCCGAACCACAATCTGGTGATCGCGTACCTTACATTCTCGTGAAGACGGACGATCCTAAGGCAAAGGCTTTTGAGAAATCGGAAGATCCAAAGTATGTGAGTGAACACAGTGATGTACTACAGGTCGATTACGAATATTATTTTATGAACAAGTTCATCAACCCAGTCTGTGATCTTCTCGAGCCGCTATTTGATGATCCAAAAGAAGAGATATTTGGTGAACTTCTTACTAAGATCAAACCAAAAAGAAGACAAAAAAAGAAAATGGAGACTCCCATCGATGATCTCCCATTTAAAAATTAAAAGCTATGATGTATTAAGGGATGAAGATTTCTGAAAATCTCGCGCGTGTATTCGAAGATGAGGTAGAAAAGGTGTGTCACGAAAGAATGTTGATATATGCACAAAATATATGTAAAATTCATAACATACCACTCAAACTTTTGCTCAGAGATTTACCTAACCCGAGGGGGTATTGTCTCGGTATAAAAAAAGGTGGAGAGCCATGCACTAGAAAGGCGAGTCACGAAGGATTTTGCCTTTCACACGCCGGATCATCGAAACTTCATGAACCCGTAAATATGAACACGGTAGTTAGACACAATCACACATTCCCTCCTATGTTTAAAGCAGGATGTCCCGCGTGTGAAAATTCGAATACTAACCAATTTAGAGATTTGAGATGTATTATGTAATATGAGGAAATCGGATATCCTATTAAATTCAATAGACACATTTTATGGTGCATCTGAAAATGGTGAGATGCTCACACAGATACTTTCAAAATCCGGTGGCATTTCACTTAGAAATTTGGAATGGTTTATCACGAACTATTCTAAAAAGACAAATTTGATGTATAAGACAAACGACGGTAAGATTTTCAGTGTTCACTGTGCTTACAAATCGACATTAGATGGATATAGCAAGAAACTATTTGACCCATTTTGCAGGTCGGATAAGATATCATACAAGATTCCCGGAACACACGATGAAATTCATACGACTGTTGCACAGCTCAATTTCATCAAGTGGTGTATAAAAAATGGAATCATAAAATATATAAAAGAGCACAAATGTGATTTATTTGGGAAATGATGCGATCATAATCGCACCCTCTTCGGGTACTGCTACGAATTCCCCGGTGCCATATTCTTCTACGATAGGTGAATATGATATTGGTTCTTCGCGCGTGGTTAAATATCCATTTTCAAATGTAAATGTTTGATAAGATGTATAATATATATGACATGTAAATGTTTCCGTTGTTCCGTGATAAGGATTTAATTTAAAATCTATGGTGGTTCGATTGTTTTTTATGTTTGTAAAATCGAGACTCCCAGATGGATCGACGTTTCTTGGATGCATAGAGAAGCTATATGTGTATATATTCCTTGGGGTGCTGTGAAATTTATGATTTAAAGTAGTCAAGTATCTGTAATAATGAGAATCTGCGGTATTTATGAGTGGTAAATCTTCACCATTTATCACCAATTTAGCCGATATAGCCACGTCATCTGAAATCGAATCGTTCGCTCGTCTATAGGAATAAAATGGGGTGAAATTAAATCGGTTATGATAGTAATCATATAATTGATCACTTGAATAGATGTTACTCGCTATATTTTCATCTTCAAAAATCTTATTTCTAAAGAAAAAGTGAAGCGTCTTGACTCTATTTTGTGGCGTGAGTTCAATTTTTAGCTGATCATTTCCGGGTTCCGTGTCTACTTTTGGATGTGTCTTGAATACATCGGTAAACATTTCATATTTACTGGAAGTATAAAATAATCTTTCTTCCGGCGTGACTGTGATCTCTTCTGTCACTACGTCGAAACTATCTAACGATAGAGTGACTGGGTCATCTGTAAAAAATGTTTGTGGTCTAAATTCTATATCGAATTCCAATTTTTGTTTATTTATAGCACACAAAGGAAAATACGGTCTATTATGCACGTTTGTTTCGTAGTCAGACGACTCGTAACTTCTAGAAAAGAAGAATGGTATTGGTACGTATACGAAGGTATCACTCGTTTTTATTAGATTGAATGTTGGTGATAAGACGGTTTCTCTATTTATGAAACGTCCATCTGTGTAAGTTCTACTCACGTGTTCTGAATGATCTAAATACATTTCATCATAAATAAACCCTATATCATCTTTATATATTTCTAGAATAGTTTCATCCACACGCATAATTATGCTTTTAAATAGGTGTTTACCAACTTTATCCGCATAATTATAATTCCCATTGGATAAACCGGGTAGTTTTACTCGTATGTACATATTTGACAATAGATCTCCCATGTTTCTGGGATTAAATGTAACTTTCACAGTTTGACCAAATGGCCACCCGCTTGATGCAGAACTAGGTTTATTAACATTAAAACTTCTATGGAATTTTCTAAAATCCGAGTGTCTTTTCTGTTTGTAATTAAAGAGTGAGTCTGCACCCAACAGATACGTATCTTGTTCGCCTATAGCAGATAGGCAGAGTGCTGCACCGGTATTTGGTCCGGACCTATCGCACATACTACTTATTGTTTATATATTTTTAAATCGGATTTCCACATGGTGAGATGACTCGTTGCATTCAGTGTTTCGAGTTCCTTCTTGATTGTGTTTGTATCATCATTAAGACTCTGAACCGCTTCTTTTGTGTACTGGTATGTCTTAATATTCAACAAATAATCATACGATCCATCAATTTTATCATAAGATTTTGAAATTTCATTTTCAAGTTCACTCTTTTTTCTCTTGAATACGACGATGCGCTCGTTGATGACCGCGTCTACAAAACGGGACATATTTTCAAGTTTCTTCGTTTTTTCTTTGAGAACGTGAAGAAGGTGTTCTTTGCGTTTTTTATACGTTTGAATTCTGATTTCAACGAAATCACTCAGAATCTCTTCTGGACTTTCGTATTTTCTGATACCCTTTGTGGGGTGAAATAAGTGCATATTACTCACATGAAACGACTTCTGGAGCTTGAAATCTTTTATGATATTTTTACCCGTGTATCCATGTATAGCGAAATCCACATCTTCTGTTGTACTGTTATTGATGAACCCTGAAATGACCTTCTTTTCCATGAGTGTGTCGAGATACTCTTTGTAGTCTTGCGTCCATCGACCGGGTGGGAGTTCTGTAATTTTGATACCTGTACCATGATTATTAGTTGTCCAAACACCTTCTGTGATCCAAAGACCTTCCTCATTCTTGAAAATGCGTCCTTTGAACTTATCAAACCATGGTTTCATTTCCACGAGTGACTGACCAGAAATAGAACGCTCTATATTCTCACATATATCTTTTGGATTGAACGGTGGCACGTAACAACTGAATCCTGTACCGATACCTTCCGTGCCATTGATGAGCACCGTGGGTAACACCGGAACATAATACTCTGGTTCAATGGGTCTACCATCGTCGTCGAGATATTTGAGGACAGCGTCATCTCGGGCATCGAAGAGTTTTCTCGCGTCTTTGGTGAGCTTTGTGAAAATATACCTCGTTTGACTCGCATCTTTTCCACCCATGAGTCTCGTACCGAATTGACCACACGGTTCGAGTAGATTAATATTGTTCGACCCCGTAAAATTATGTGCTAATTTTACGATCGTGTCTGCGAGAGACACTTCACCGTGATGGTACGCCGATGTTTCCGCCACGTACGCCGCGAGTTGGGCAACTTTCATTTCGCTCGTGAGGTTCTTTTTGAAACAGGAGTACATGACCTTTCTTTGTGAAGGTTTGAGTCCATCACACATGTGTGCGATCGACCGTTTCAAATCTGCGAGGCTGAAATTTACGAGATCTTTATGAATGAATTCAGTGATATCGATTCTCTCTACATTTCCATATGCAATCTCGAGCTCCGAGCTTTCTTTTTCGGTACTTTCGAGTAGCCACGTTTTTCGAGAATCAGCCTTCGTTTTGTCGAAAGCGAGCACGACAGATTCATCTGTTTTCTCGTCGGTGTCAAATTTAACTGTGAGTTTTTCGATGTTTTTGAAATATTCTCTTGCCTCGGCAGACGTAGACGTACCGAGTCCCTTGTAGTATTTAATCTTCCACCCAGGTTTTCCATTTCCATACCACATTCTGAACATGGAATCTGTGTAGAACGACATAGTTTGCGATCCCTTCGACGCCTTGATGATGGGTGTCACCATACTCACTACAAAATTTAGGTCAAGTAAACTTGGCCAAAAATAATGAATCATATTGAGTACGAGACCTTTGATATGACTTCCATCTGTATCTGCATCAGTCATGATCATGAGACGGCCATAACGAAGTTCATCGAGAGAGGTGTACACTTTACCTTGTTGAAGTCCAAGTATCTTCTTTAGTTCGCTGAACTCTTTGTTCTCCGTGAGCTGTTTGACCGACGCATCTCTCACATTTTTACATTTCCCGCGAAGTGGAAATACCCCGTAATAGTCTCTACCAACCACGGATAGACCCGCGACTGCGAGTGACTTCGCAGAATCACCCTCTGTGATGATGAGTGTACACTTCCCAGATTGGGTTGTACCAGCTTTATTTGCATCGTCCAATTTTGGTATACCCGTGATTTTAGATTTACGAACACCATCCGATTTTTGAAGTTCTTTCATTTCCTTGAATTTCGAGAGCGCCATGAGTTCATTTTGGATGTTCGTTTTGAGAATGTCCTTGATGAGTTTCTTTGTGGGCTCAAATTTGCTACCAAATTCTTGTGGTTTGAGTGTACACTCGGACTTGACCTGACTACTGAACGTTGGATTGACGAGCGTCGCTTTTACGAAGACCATGAATGCATTCTTTACTTGTTGGGGTTTGAGTTTAATCTTTTTCGCCATTTCGTCGATGATGTTCGACGCGAGTATACCCGCCACGTGATCCACGTGACTCCCACCCTTGGTCGTGCATATACCATTCACAAAAGACACTTGTTCAAATCCATCTTCCGATGGAACTACACACACAGACCATCGATCCGACGTAAACATACAAATTTCATCCGAATTCGTGTGCATCTTCGCGTATTCGTTAAATGCTGTCTTTGGAAGAGCTTCACCTTGAAATTTCACTTTACACCCCGGTGCGGTACAGATGTTCGCATCATACACGCGTTTCTCAAAAATTTTGAAGATGTAATCATCCATCGCCTTCATACCGAACCTCGACCAATCCGGTGTAAACGTGACGCACACACTCGAGGTCGTCCCCGAGTAGCTACGCATCTTCGGCTTTCCACACGTCTTCATGTTATCTGTCCATTCTTGAGTGTACGTCGTCTTGTTTTCTGAATCCTTGATTTTGATGGAGAATTTGCTCGAATATACATTCGTGAGCTTTGCGCCGTACCCATTTCTACCACCTACAACCCGCTGCTGTGAATCGTCGTAGTTGGTACTCGTGAGAAGATGCCCGAACGTGAGCTCTGGATTCCAAATCTGCTCCTTTTCGTGTTCTTTGACAGCGATGCCCCCGAGAGGCCCATTGTTCTCGACATTGATTTCACCTTTCTCTCGGTCGATGTTTACGGAGATGGACGTTACCTGTTTAGGATAGATCGAATTACGATCGATGGCGTTGACGAGAATTTCGTCAAAAATCTTGAGAAGTGCCGGTGCGTATACGACAGTTTTCTTTTCGAAGCCGTCGCCTTCCTTGACCCAATACTGTTCACCGACGCGGGCAACTGGACCAACATAAGAATCTGGTCTCTTTAATATGTGTTCCACGTGGGTGAGCTTTTGGATGCTTTCACTCATTTTACTTGATTTTTAATAAACGTGCCTCTCACTTAAGCTGTTTTCTTAAAAACAAAGGTAGGGGTCTTTATTTTTTACCTAAGTCGAGTAGACCCATCTATATAAAATCAGATAATTATGGTTAAACGAAAAATTTTTACGAAATCAAGGCGCACCCGCGTGAGACAAGCGGTTATAAATACCGAGATACAGAAGAAAGCACAAAAACTAAAGGAGGCGGACCTCATTAAAAACATCGACAGAAAAAGGCGTGTTTTATGTGGTGGTAGACACATATACAGAAATTTAAATAAGCCGACTGTGTATATCGTTTCTAACAAGAGCTTTAGAGACCCGTGGCTCAAGGTAGGGTATACTAATAAGCTCACGAGACGTCTTTCGGAGTTGAACACGAGTGTTCCGATCGACTTTGAAGTAGAGGGACACGAAACTTTTAGATCTGAAAAACACGCGAGAGCTGCGGAGAAAGAGATGCACAGGGTTTTTAGTCATCTGCGATCTCCAAATTCACACGAGCTTTTCATCATCAACCCTGTACAAGCAGTAAGCATGCTCGGACACATTAAATCTAGAATGAGAACCTAAGTCACGCAGACCCATCCTTGTAATCAAACATTTGAAGATGTCCTACGAACAGTGCCTCGCCGACGCTATGCGAATGTATCGAGTGGATTCCCCCACCGATAGATGCACGAAACTCGCAAACGCTACCTGGAAGATGAAACAAAAATACGCGCAACTCAGAACTGAAAAACAGAATAGAACCATTCAACTCATTAGCAAGGCTCCAGAAGTTGTATCTGAGAAGCGAAGAGCTGTACACACATGTCAAGCCGTGACATTGAGTGGTAAGTCGTGTGGGTTCAAGGCGGTGTGTGGTGGGTTTTGTAGAAAACATCAACCGAAGATAAAATATTAGTGTACTATAAATGTTAGACCAAGAGACACTTCGTCCAGTTGTAATAGCCATGGCTCTCTATGTCGCTTTAGCCAAAATTGTTCCAGACACCGTGAAGAAACCAACCAACATTGGTTTTGTAGACGATATCGTTTCCATGTTGATCGCTCAAAAGGGTGCCATCGCCTCGGGTGCTATTCTCACCGGTCTCATTGTTTTACTTACCAATTACATTATCGATGAATTGTTGTGAAACATTTTCTTTACCCACCATCCACTTCGTATGTGAGTGGTCCATGTGCCTCAATCGTTTTTCATATGCATCCGTCATGAATTCCAAGAGTTGTTCTTTGTTTGGTTTGCCCCATTGCATTCCTTTCTTAAACAAGAAATCGTCATTCTGCAACTCTTGAAGTTCACACGAAACCGTGTACGGTGTTTTAACATATTCGGGTGCACCACCGTATTCTGTGATGATCACGGGTTTATCACGCATGGCCGCTTCAACTGCACCCATACCAACTCCTTCTGAACTTGAAAAACTCACGTAACAATCAGACATTCTATGTATTTTGTCCATTTCGTCGTCCGATACGAGCCCGTTTATTACTTCAACGTTTGGTAGATTTATGGTTATCGGTTGATTGCACGTGGCTTTTACCAGAAGCTTTGTATCTGGTTTATTCAGACGAACGAATGACTCTAAAATAGCTCTGAAATTCTTTCGTTGGTCCATCACGTTGCCTATGTGATAGAATGTATACGTATCCTTGTGTGGTATGTGCGCCCGTATTACATAGAATTCGGTGTCCGGAAACTGACGCGAAAATACATTTTTACAGAATTCACTCGGTACGGCGATTCTATCAAATAATTTAAATAGTTTTCCATAGTCTTCGTGTACAGTTTCAGTTTCACATACCGTCATGCAATGTAAATGCTTAATTTTCTTTTTGAGTTCGACTATTTTATCGAACCAGTATTCGACGGGTAGAGCGAATATGAAAGCGCGTTCACATTCCGGTATGTGTTCGGATACCTGAATATATTTCCATTCGGGGAAAAGTTCAGTGTATTTCTTTGCGTGTTGTCCTATTCCACTCAGAAGGGTAGGACCTATGACCAGCATTACATTTAAAGATAATATTTCCTTTATGTATATTATAATGGAAGCTCTCAGGCAAGAAATCAGAGATGAAATGCAAACCCTTCGAATCAACAAGAAACACGTGTATGGTTTGTTGATGCGTTTGGTGGATGAACTTGACAGCACCCCAGCGCCAGCACCAGCACCAGCGCCAGCGCCAGTGCCAGCGCCAGTAGTAGAACAAGTCGAAGAAGCCAAGGCTCCCGCGCCAGCGCCAGTTGAAGAAGCCCCTAAGCCCGTGAAGAAGGTCGTTCGCCGAGTTAAAAAGAAGGTTGATGGGGCATCGGATGCTGTTTTGAAGTAATGTAATACACACCTCCTAAAATAAGAAGTATCATTAATATGAGATAGCTAAATGGGTATTTTTTTGTTTCTCTTCTAGCTTTCTCCAATTGTTCCGCGTCGGGTAGTTTTTTTACGTTATGGTTGAGGCTGTCTATCTTTTCCATGAGACGATCTAATGCCTGTAATATTTGTACCTCTCTATTGCGTGGTTTTTCTTTTACATCGATGGTTGTTATTTCTATTATCATGTAAAACGAAACACTCGGTTTGAGTAATTCGTAATCTCCATCTCCTTGGGATTCATACAATTTAAAGTGTGTTTTTTGTATTGACAACGGATTAAAAAACCCTGTCTGTCTTTGATGCGATCTCCACTGTTTATCTCTCAATATAAACGAGTTACTACCAGAGAAACTCCTCTCGAGTGGTATTCGCGCGAGTATTTCCCCGTGTCGTTCGTCGAGTATCTGTGCACGCTTTGGTATGTCTTCGCACACGACATCGATATATTTGGACACGTCTGTATTTCCAGTTGAATCACTTTCGCCTATTTGGGTCACGTAAAAGTCTACTATCTTAAACCCTATAACTTTTGACATATCTTCCATGTGTATATTTGAATCGAGTGAGAAATCTATCGTAAATGTATTATTAGAACCATCTACGAATTCTGAATCTACTGTGATGTACTGGACTTTCTTCGCTACTTCATCAAGATTCATCTTGTATTTAATATAGATAAAAAAAGACGCCTATGAACACATAATGTGGTGGCTTTACCCGAGAGCCGTTTGCTACGCTTTCGCTACGACTTGTGTGTATAGATTCACGAAGGGTGTGTTTGTATTTATTGCACACGTACCCGAGTATATTGAATACTCGATTGACGATTTCAGGTGGTCTAAGTTTATTGAGCACCCCAAACGCTTTTTGAGGACTATTCAGAGTGAAAAAAAGAAGCTTGAAGAAGAACATCTCAGTAAAAAGAAGGAAGAATGAGTCTGTATGACAGATTGTTTAATATTTTTGTTCCTAAGACGATCAAATGTGATATCAAAACTCAGTGCGTTAAGGAGGGGTACGAAATAGTCACCGCTACAAACGAAGTCGGCGAGGAAATCATTCTCGAATTTCCAAAGGTTCATAAAGGAATAGTGAGTGTATAATGCAAAATGGTTGCACGAGCCGCGATTTCCGTCTCGCATTTTGTCAAGCCACGCGGTCTCTCTGTACAGACGTCCAAATTGAAATCTGGAAAAAGGTCATCCAATGCGAGTCGAAATGCCCGGGTGCACCAAGGAAACGAAGAATACGCTGTATACGAAACGAGTGTGAGAGACCTCGGATTAATATTGAGGACGCTTCGAGTGAACCAGATATATGGTGATGGAGACTCTTCTGTGTATGATCCAGTGATCGATCTCGTAAAAATGCGTATACGTGAAATTAAGGTACAAAATTTAACCCAGCAAGTAGATGATTACATGGCGTGTTGTTCTGATATTGAACGTTACAAAGAAATCGAAAACAGAAATATTGAAAAAGAGCGGTTTTATAGTAGATTCTCATCTTGGAAACCCACCGTAAGACATGCGGAATTTACGCACGACGATAAGATCATGGAAGCGCAAGTGAGACTACACGAAATCACCGAGAGGTGTCGTGATTTTGAAGAGCGTGAAAAGGCGTTTAAATTGAAAACATTTGGAAGACTTGCGTCTAGAATTGACTTTTAATAATGCACTTAAACAAATCAACCGTAGATGATATATAGAACATGAATCTCAATACCGAGCTCGTGAAACACTGTGCGTCTCTTTGTCGTGTTCCGTATTTGGATGGACTCATGACGAGAATGACTAGCGAAGACACTGAGGTGTGGGCACTCCGAGCCGAAAACTTCCCCGAAAAACTCGTTCCTCGTAATTCTAGAAATTACATGTGTTACATGGGTGTTTCTACCAAAAAATTAAATGCATCGTATGGTAAGGTACACTTTCTCACTTTTGGTCACGAAAACTTCATCGAAGATTCGAGTGTTTCGAGTGAAGGTATTCTAGAACACACGTATGACATCTACTGTGAACAAATGAAGGATCAAGAAGATGTGGACGAATTGTATTTGTATCCGTGTCAAATTGATGATGATTCGTTAGTGTATTGGAGTGATATCGCCAGAGACACATGGAATATCCGCGATAAGCGTGAACTACATGAGTTTATTCGTCAAAATGAATTGATGGGTTGGGTCGACTGGTCTGCACTCGAAGAAGATTTACCGGATATTTACCACCCAAGTGAATACGAGTACATCACAGATTCAGAATCCGAGTCCGACTCTGAATCGTGTACCGAGGACGGTGAAATCAAGAATTGCGAATCATCCGATGAAGATGAAACTCCACGAAAACGCAGAAAGTTCGTATTCGACGAAACCGACGACGAGACCTAAATGTCAGTATCCTGGGTGTTGGCATAAATCATCTAGATATGGCTACTGTAAGGCACATGTAGATGAAGGATTAGCTGCGGAAGCTCTATTGGAACTTAAGAACACCCAAAAAAACTGAAACCGTCAAAGAATGGAAAAACAGAGTTTTGAGTGCGATACTAGGCTTTTAATAAATATTTACAATATCGTTCATTCAAATTTCCCATGGGCGAATACTCGAAAAATAGGTGGACGAGTGCTCCGGTTAATACGAGCGCCCGTGTATCTTTTACCACTTTGGATACCCCAGTGTATATAGCTAATGTGAGAATTCCTATGAGTATTGCTTCGACTAGTACTGACGTGAAAGGACGTGCGATCATTAAAATTACTGAGAAAAAAATTCCTAAGTCGTTGATCACTACATTTTTTTAAACACAAATAATGAGTGAACTCGCATATCTCACCGATCTCGTAAAGACTCTCATCGACGAAGTAAAAACACTTCGCGTCGAGAACAAGCAGCTTCATGAAAAATTTGATTCATTCAAGGATCAGATCAAACCTAAACGAACTGGTGCTACACAAAAGAAACCAGTCGCGGAAAGGGTACAATGTAAAGCAATCGCAGCTTCGAGTGGTAATAGATGTAAATGCCGCGCCAAAGATGGAAAGGATGTCTGTGACAAACACGATCGACAGCACGCGAGTCCGCCACAAACATCCGAGTGTGCACCACCACATCAAAAGAAAAAGCCAAGAGTAAAGAAGCCTGTGACCAAAAAACCCGTTCCGGTACACAATCACCCCATCGGCGAACCTCCGGGAGATGGTACTGTTTGTGAATTGTGTGAACAACACGGTGATATATTTGATCCAAACGTGGTTGACGCCGATTTTGAAGTTATCGCGGTGGATGGTTTGAGTATCGAAGATCGACTACGAATAATGTTAGAAAATGAAGATGCATAAAAAATAAGAGTGTAATAATTAAAAATGGATCCCATTAGAAATATAATGTCCCTCGTCGACGAGCATAAGACTGAACTCCCAGAAAATACATATCTAGAAATATGCGAAAATCTCAAACTATTATATGCATCCGGTGATACCGTGCGTGATAATTATATATTGAATCTCACGAATGATTACCTTTCACTCATGGAACAAAATGAGACTCTACGTAAAGAAATTACACAAATGAAGCGAGATTTGGTTCGCTCCAGAATGGCGAGATTCGACGACGTTTCTGTACCTATATCTAATACTCGGACATTCTTAGAAAATCTCGTGGGTGCATCTTCAAACACGACCACCGCGAATTCTATTGATGACATTCCGTTACCGCCTCTGCGCATTAGATTCTAAATGACGAGTTCTTTTTCGTGTCCAACTTTTAGTTCGGTGTTTATCATGACATCGTACCCGGCATCCTTTGCATTTTTACAAAATGCAACATCTTCAGAGCACATCTCTTTAATGATTTTTCCATCCGGCATATCAAATGTTTGAAGTTCCCTGTGAAAATATGGATACGTCATTTTTTCGAGTACTTCACGCTTTACCGCCATGAATCCCATGCCATTGTATGCGACTTTCATGTGTTTGGGTGCACCTTCGAGATCTTCTACGCGCAGAAATTTAAATGAACCATGTTTTTTGAAATAATCGATGTTCCACGTTTTAACTGCCGCGTAATGCTTCATATCTATCATCCTATAGATACCCGAAACAATAGGGTAAGTATCCGTATCTTCAATGAGCTGTTCGAGTTGTTCCGGTATGAAGAATATATCGCTATCTATGGTTACCCATACATCGAAATCAACTTCATTATTGAATGGTTTTTGATCGACACCTCGGAGTGTATCTAACCCAAGCGTTTTCATTCTTGAGAATGGCACAAAACTACTGTAATCGTTCACCATCATCACCGTGTAACCTTTGTTTTGAAGATACAAGAGTGCATTTGACCAATTTCGTAAAAATGCACCCGAAAAGTGATTTCCTGGAAGTGCTATGATGACCGTCTTCATTTAAAGGTGTATGGATTTACATCTTTAAACTTAGATAAAGTGTGTGAAACTATTAATCACAAGAACCAATGCGCACTAGAAAAAAACAAAATGAAGACCCCGATTACGTCGTTGACGATGCGTCAGACGATGAATTAGAAGACTATTATAAAACCGCACCTAAACCATATTTTGGTAATGGATTTAAGATTATCTTCGATGGTCGAGAAGAAAAACATCGTTTCATGAAAAGGGTCGGTTCGAAATATTTGAGTAAATTGTGATTATTGTGGTGGTGCGATGACCTGCCTGAAGGCCAAAAACAGTGCGAGAATGATGGAAAGTACTATCAATGCGACGTCCCACACTGGTTTACTCTTTCTACCCCAACTGACCGTAAAGAAAACGCCCAAAAATACACCGATAGATCTTAGCAGTGCTTCGAGTGCGATATTCATTTTTAATATATGTCTATATTTTATTTTTAATGTCACGGCTTAGAAAAAACTAGTTATAATGTAATAAGATGAACGTACCCGTGTACATACGAAAGAAAATGACTTTTCGTGAATACGTGAAGTTTTGGTACACACGAAAACGGGTTGCCAAAATGACGAAAAAGATGGATCACCACATATCCAAGGCTAAAAAGTATGAAGATTTAATGTACAAATCAGACGATGAATTCGTGGAATGCATAAATAAATTATGTATGAAATATGCCTAAGTCAATTTAAAGACTCACAGGGGTCGCACCAAAATGCGTTGCCCTGCCTGCAAAACCTGCGTATCCGCTATCAAGAATGGTCACATTGAATGCGTCGAGACATTCAACTACAAGAAATCCAAGAGTGCCGTAGAAGCGGCTGTTCGTCATAAACAACGAGAAATCTACAATTTCTTCAAACGATCTGGTTGCCCTAGATCCTTTGGTGAAGAATTATACGGATGCGCTGAAAATAATTGGAACGCGGAATTCTTTTCGATGCTTCACATTCCAATGCCAGACCACGAATCACAAACCCGTCACCTTCGTGCTTCTGTCTACGCGTGCATCATGCACGGCGATTACCGCATGTTGAGTGATTGCATATTATCTCATGGTATCAACACTTTCAATAATGCTTTTGATTCGGTTGAACGAATGCATAATGTTATTCATAAGGCCATCGTGTCAAAAGACACACAAAAGATTTCGAAAATGTACCATATGTTCTCACATAGATCTGAAGAGTGGTCTCCGACTGATTTCGATGATGCGATTGATACCGGTGTTATCGAAGTGCTTCGCACGATCGGTATCGAATGGAAGTACTGTCCGAGTGGTCTTAGAGGTGCCGGAAACGAAATGAAGTTAGCCACCATCAAACACAATCGCTTGGATATGTTGAGAATATTGGATCAGGACATCCATGGGTACCCGACTCAAATGATGAATGAAATGAAAACTACGAGAGGCAAGACTACGCAAGCTCGTAAGGAAATGATAAGATACGTGGTACAACGAGAGTATCTCGTCGTTGATCGCGCTCACGAAAGAAACGCAGAGAGACGACGCACTCTTTTTAACACTGAAGCCAATATTACACTCGAGAGACAAGTGGATCCGATTGTGGAGCGTGTTACCAACCTTCACAAAGCTCTCGCCATCATCGAAGATTGCAAAATTCCAGAGGGTAAGTACTTGGAGTTGTGTAACCTTTTGATGGATGTGCACCGTAATGGTGTGAGAGCTTAATTAATCTCCATGTACAGAATCACTCGATCTTCCTCCGATAGGTTCTCCGCCCAATGCGGTTCACGCGCGTCTAAAATGATGTGTTTCCCATTTTCTTCGATTGCGTCACCACTTTTAGAGTGATGTAAGATACAATATCCAACTGGAACTTTTAGCCCTAGATGATATGTAAATTTATAATTCGGACCCACGTCGTCTGTGTGTAATTTAAGCTTAACACCACCCTTCATCAAAGAAAATCCAGCCACCTTGATACCCTCTATCGATGAAAGGAGAGCACACGTCTTTGGGCATATCTCACAATTACCCAGTACCGATTGTCCATCCCATATGAGTGGCCAACTGATCCATTCCTCGGCCACGTGATCTTGCCCACCTTTGAGCCACCCATGTTTACCGGATGCATACAAAGATACGACCTCTTTTAAGTGTTCGGACCCAACCCATTCACCTTCCTTGCGCGGTGTGTTCGTTATGAATACATTCGGAAGGTTATTCACTTCATCCCGTATGACTTTGTAGTGGTCTTTTAGATCTTTAAGAAGCATCTTATGATCACATCTAATCATTTTTTTATGTTTGTATAATAAATGGCTCTGGGTAATCAATTGATAAATGACAAACTGATGAAACAGTTCAACCGAGAGGTTAACGCAGCAAAAAAACAAATTAAGGAGATTGAATCTCTGATCAAAAGTGTGTCGGTGTATACACCTAAAACGCGTCCCAGAACTGCGAAGAAAAAACCCACTAAAAAGTAAATGTATGCACTCTTATGTAAACCAATGATACTTCCACCCCCATCACCACAATCCAGTGATGTTATGATGATGGGCGTTAAAACGTGTAGAATAGTTGTTATTCAACCGAGTCAGAAAGAAAATGTGTATGAATTAACCATCGAAGAGAATGTTCCGCCATTGATCATAGATTAAACTAAAGAAATGAATCGATAGAGTATCAAGTATGGAAGATGAACTCATGAAAGCTATGCGTATCATAGACAAACATTCAGATAAAATGCCCGAGGGGGATTATCTGAGTCTTTGTAATATTATGCGTGACGTGTATAAGGGTGCTACACCGGATACACCCGAACCGGTGGGTGCGAGAAGTGTATTTCCAGAAGCTATTCTCGTGGATGACGTAGAATTAGACGATGAATCTGTTATGTATTTTCAAACTCATTATGAAAATAAGATGCGGTGTGTTGATATTGATATTAAACAAGCGGAGATGAAAATAATTGACAAGATCATAAAAAACACGAAAATTATACAAAAAACGACGACGTCTGTGATGCGTTTAGCGATTCGTTATTATTGTGAGTCACACAATTTATATTTAGATGATTACAGTGCGGAAGAGTATTTGACATATTTAGGTACGAGGCGCGATCTCGATTCTATATGTAGATCTTTCATAGCCACGGAAAATAGATATAGAAATACACTCATTCGAGACTTACATAGAAGATGGACCTCTATATCGGATGAAATAGACCTAATTAGACGAGGTTACATTTAATCAAATTTTCATCGCATTTATCTTTTGAGTGATCACCTGTATGGGTGAAGATGTTGATATCTTTGCTTTTTTACGAGAACTCTCACTCGGTACCCTTTTTCGTTTTTTACTTGGTTCGACTTTTCTTTTCTTATCCATCGACTTACCCGCACTTTTAGATGTAGGACGCTTCTTTGATGTGCGCATGACGTCTTTTTTAGTTTCTACTAATTTACGCTTTTGTTCACTCGTTCTTTTTGCCGCTTTCGTTTTAGTACCGTAAATTTCATCGGAAGGTACACCCTTGACACCTCTACACGAAGCCACTATGAATATAGCCTCTTCATTTGGGTTTTCATTCAGAAACGTGGACAGTCTTTTTCTAGGAGGGGTTGTCGCCATGTTTACGTTCATCGCGGAGTGTATTTCTTTTCTGAGACCCCGCTTCAAAACGGCTCGCGGCAATTCATAAATCCCCGTCCAGAAGTATTCATCGTAAAAAGATAAAACTGTATCTGGAAATTGCTCAGTTTCCTTCAGTAGAGTGAACTTACTCGGTAAATTTAATAAGAGGTTATTGAGATTATTTCTGTCACCTAGACGTTTCGCGAGTTCCTCTGCACCCGCGTACGATAAAGTTTCACCCAAATCAACTGGTAATATTAAATTTTTACCTTTCGGTACACTCGTCACCGTTTGAGAAGACGGCGAATAATCTTTACCGTGTGCTAATACGAAATATACAGGCACTTTCCCCTGTGTAGCCTTTTTTATTAAAGACATTCTTAAAATAACCAAACAAAATATTTTACACCATCCAAAAAAATATAATGTAAAGATAAGATGGCGTCCGATGTTGGTATCGATATGATGGGGTGTGCAGCTAATCCAAATGACCCAAGGTGTTCGTGCTATAACGTCATGTACAAAGATTGTGATCTAAATCCAGACATTCCAGGATGTAAAGAAGGGAATGAATGGAAAAACTCGATCGTAAACGTCATACCAGAAGGTGAAGCTTTTGATGCACAGCGAAATATGGCTTCCACAGAAATTGCTTTACGGTATCATTGTGGTGACGATGTGTGTGGTGACGACAAATATAAACCCCCGGATTACCAAGATTTAGTTAATGTGGGTAGATGTGATTTTCAATTGAATGTGTGTGCGTCCGATGTGAATGTCGGTGAAAGCGTCAACGCCAAGTATTTCAGAGATTGTTCTATAAATGAAGTGGAATTTCAAGATTTAGATTCTGTGTATGCACAAGATCAGAGCGTTCAGGCCATACTTGGATTGAGAACTGGTGAAAATGCAGCCCTCATCGCGGCAAAGAATAAGCGTTTACAGTTACAACTTCGAGCGGAACAACGAGAAAAACAGGCGCAATTAGATGAAGCGCGTGAAGCTGGTGATACAGAGCGTGTTAAGAAACTTCAAGAAATCTTAGATTCATACGAAGATAAAAAGGAATCAAAGAAGATAATGTTGTTCATAATTTTAGCTATAGCCGCGCTACTCATAATTGCAATTTTAAATATTTAGTAATCTTAAGATGTCCACAGCGGTAGACGAGGCGTTCTGTGCCCAGGATGCAAACAAGACAGACGAAAGATGTTCTTGTTACAATGTGATAATGCGCGACTGTGAAGACGAGCGCAATATACCTGGGTGTAAAGAAGCCATGGACTACGTCGAAGAAACAATGTCAAATATACCAGAAACACAAGGTCCACACAAGGCTGTCGCGCGATTAGAGCTCATGCAACGTCTTTATTGCCCCGGGCAAGTGTGTGTGGGTCAAGACAAATACAAACCACCCATCATGAATGATCTTCGAGTGACTTCACCGTGTGGGTTTAGTTTGGATATATGTGTGCAAAATACGGAGATTGATGCAGCGGTAGACACGGAAGTGTTTAATGAGTGTAAGATCAATGAAAATTTCATAGGTACAGATCCATGGGAGCTTGAATTTGAGGAAGATGAAAAAGAAGACGTCGAACGCTTAGAATCCGAAAGAGCGAGTAGAGTGGAAATAAGAAAAGCGGAACTCGAAGAAAGAAAAAGGGTGCGAGAAGAAAAAAAGTTACAAAATGATCGTCTAATGTACATAGGAATCGCAATTTTTATACTTATTATTATGTTCTTAATTATCAAATAAAATATCACTCAATATAAACGGATGCCATGCTAAAGCCGGTAGTCATTCTGATTATATTGATCGGACTCGTTTTTTTGGGTATACGAATAACATCAGAAGGGGGTGACGCTGATACTCTTAAAGTCACACTCGACGAACTCACCAAACAAGCGATAGCGAAGGGTGAATACACAGTACCGGAGGGTGTCTCGTTCGTCGAATCAAAAGATTGCGAAGGGACGCAATGGATCAAACAACGGGACTGTTCTCTAAATGGTTCTCCGATGGACGGCACGGAGGGGAGTTGTGGTCCAGGCAAAGAGATTTGGATTTTAGATCCAGAGCATTCGGACTTTAAACCTGCGACTGGTGATGGAAAATGTGAACCCGAAGAACGGGATTGCAGTGTCGAGTGCCCTAAACCGTGTGAAGGAGAGACGTGGATAGAGGGTGCGTGTGTTCGAAAAGAGATCGCAAACGGCGCTATCGTAGAAACTGTTCTTGATGGTACATCTGGAAAGTGTGGAGATGGTATCACCACTTTTAATCTCGACACGGCGGCGGCGGATTATAAACCGGCGGTCGGATCTGGTGCGTGTGTGACCGAAAAGGGTGGTGTGTGCAATGTCCCATGTCCTGTACCTGAACCACCTAAATGTGTTGAATACGCACCTGGATGGCAAAATAATGACATGGGGTGCGTTCGAAGTCAGACTGATTTGAGGCCCGTGAGATGTGGTCAAATGGGCACTAAAAATCAATACAGAATTCCTATAGACCCAGTGAATTGTCCAGAGTTGACCAGATGGGTGGATTGTCAGGGTCCTCCGTGCCCAGTGAACTGCGAAGGGTCTTGGTCCGGTTGGAGTGCCCCTAAATCAGATGAACCGTGTGGTGTTCAGCCATACAAAGAACGTACATTCACTATAACTCAACAAGCCGCACACGGCGGATACCAGTGTGATTATCCACACGGAGATACACAATCCAAAAATTCAGGTTCACCCAAAGATTGTTGTGAAGAGGATGGCAATTGGGCCATGGTGGGTGCTTGTAGCGCGGACGGAACCGCTAAATACACACAGACCTACAGAGAAAACAAACCAAACGGGTGCCCTTCGAGTGCGAAAGCCAAGTTTTTGCCGTGCTGTTACCAAAAAAATGATTGGACGGATAAGACTGGGTGTAATTCTATGGGTAGAAAAACGCAACAGCAAACAACAGCTGGAAATTGTCCAGACAGTGTAAAGACGAGACAGGTAAATTGTCCATACGTTGGACCATGGGTTAAAATAGGTGGATGTGGTTCAGATGGTAAACAGTATTACAGAAGAGACGTTGTAAACAGCGGAGCAACCACGAGTAAAACGGAAAATTGTTGTTATACAGGCCCTTGGGGTGGATGGGGTGCATGGACTTCGTGTAATGGCAGTACACGTTCTAGAACTCGTAGCAGAATACCAGTGAATTGCCCGTCTGGAACTCAAACATCAGACACCGAAACACAATCGTGTAATCATTGTGTAGGTAGTTGGGGAGGATGGGGTGGTTGGGGAGGATGGACTGGGTCTACTGCATGTGGAAAAGAGCGACACAGATACAGTCATAGGTATTATCATATAAGTAAAAATGCCACAAACGGTGGAAATGGATGCCCACATCCACATGGGCATCGAGATACTCGGTCAGAAAGTAAATCGAACGGTAGATGCCGTGTTAGAAGAAGAACAGGTCACTAAAACGTGTTAAAAACATATATAAATTATCAAAAAATATAACAGATGGAGAATATATTTGGTTATCCACTTTATATTTCTGAATTTGGTACTTTATGTAAAGACATTTCTGGGTACAAATTGGAAAAATCTGTCGAATGGAATGCAAACTGTAAAATTAGTGCATTTTGTAAAAATGATAACATATCAAATATGATACGTAGAAATACACTACACGATCACACTAAAAACATGTTAAATATGCTAGGTATACAAAACCTCGATTTAACTTTTAATTCGTGTGGCGATCCATTGTGTAATGTATGCTCAGATGTATGGTTTAATGAATATGAGTATGGTGATTATCAGGATAGCCACACACACGACGACGAAAATAAAAACGTACTTTTTAGTTTTGTATATTTTTCAAAATATAATAAAGATACCGATGCTACTCTCATATTTGAAAATAGAGCACCTAGACATGCAGTGTGTGAAGAAATGGAAAATGTGTACCCATTTTTTCCAGGTATAGAACTAGATGTTAATCAAGGAGACATAATAATATTTCCGTCGTGGCTTGAACATTCGGTGGATAGACACCAGAATAAGAAAGACACTCGCATTACTATTTCTGGAAATTTATATAAGGTTAACGGTAATTCATGTAAAGAGACTTCTACCAAACAACGAGATGTCATATATAAAACTGAAACTGGTCAAGATGTTATATTTACAAAAGATGCTTGTGTGCCAGCGTATTATATTGGATGGGATGAAGTAATTAATAAAATTTCTAATGAATGTGAAAATAGAACTCTTTTAACTATACATAAAGATAATGTACATCCAACCGTGGTGACACACAACGATTATTACGCAGGTAACATAAAAAGAACGATTGACAATATAAAGAAGCATTATAATTTTAAGAATATGCACATGTATGTTTCATTTGGAAAATATTCTACTACGTTTGGTAGACATAATGATGATGTAGATGTTTTGATAGTTCAGAGTAAAGGTAAAACTTCATATAAGTTTGATAATGGGTGTGTATGTGAGATAAGTCCAGGTGATAGCCTGTTTATACCTAAAGGTGTATATCATGAACAAATAGTTACAGAACATAGAGTATCACTGAGTTTTGGATTTTAATAAAAAAATATAAATATTTAATAGATGTCTAGGGCACGAATTATATTTTTTATACTTTTAATTTGTTTGATTTTATATTTTTTAATACTTAATAGAAAAGAAAGGTATAAAATTGAAATATATGATTTGAATAATTTGTATGACGATTCCGAGGTTGCACCTAGGATAATACCTATCAGACGTGAATTAAATGATCTTGATTGTATAACTAACAATAAGGATAGAAACCTTTACCTTCAGTGTAGAAAAGAATTTGATGAAGATTTGAAAAACAAGTACGGTAAATTAGTAGATGATTTGGTAAAAAAATATAAATTGGAAACACCAAGTTATTCTGTATTTAGAATGGGATCTACGCCACACCGGGTATTAGCACACTTTGATGCGGTTGATAGATATATTTACATGGTTCGTGGACAAAAGGAAACTTTGATATTTAGGTTAGATCACCTACATGTAGACGAACAAGTTAATTTTTTACACGAGGTGAAGGATTTAAAAATGGGTGATCTCATAAAACATTTAAACAAAAATGGAATAGATTCTAAATATCACTTATTAAAAGAAGGTGATTTTTTTCATGTAAATCCAGGTGATTATCATTATATAGAAAACAATACATCGGGTGATTACACGATAGCTATAAACTTAGATTATGAAATTTCGAGTGATGTATTGAGCAATTGGGAATATATGTGGAAAAATGGTGGTGAATGGAATACATAATAAAATATAATCATATATAAATGACAAAGGTAGTGTTTGTTTTGGTCGTGTTACTTTTATAAGATATATTCGCTTATTTGGTGTTTTCAAATAAGATGGGTGAGGGTTCGACTAAAAATAAAACGCCGGAAGAGGAAGATGAAGGTGTTGGTACGCGCGAAACCACTGAAGACTGAGCCATGTCTGGAGTGTGTCAAGCAGACGGTGCAACCAGATTTGCCCAAACATATAAGGAGTCTAAACCGGGTGCGCGCCCTTCGACGGGCGCCTCACTGTTAATACCCAGACAACAAACTATTTTGTAATAATTTCTCATTCAATATAAAGAGATGCCATGTCGGCGATGAGACTGGTAATCATTCTCGTTATATTGATCGGTCTCGGATTTTTGGGTATGCAGATAACTGCAGACACGGGTGACGAAGATAAATTAGCTGTCGCTCTCGATGAAGCTACTAAAACGGCCATCGCCAAGGGTGAATTTACAGTCCCAGAAGGAGTCACATTCGTAGAGTCAAAAGATTGTGAAGGGACCCAATGGATAAAACAACAGAGCTGTTCTTTGAATGGTAAACCAATGGATGGTACAGAGGGAAGTTGTGGTCCAGGCAAAGAGATTTGGATTCTTGACTCGACACACCCAGATTTCAAACCAGCAACGGGTGATGGAAAGTGTGAACCCGAAGAACGAGATTGTAATGTCGAGTGTCCTAAACCGTGTGAAGGAGACACATGGATAGATTCGGGTACGTGTATTAGAAAAGAGTATGATACCGCTGGTAATCTCAAAGAGATTGTTTTGGATGGTACCAAAGGTAAGTGTGGTGAGGGTATCACAACTTTTAACTTAGATAAAACTGCACCCGATTATAAACCCCCTATTGGAAGTGGTTCATGTCCAGTGACAAAAAGTGGAGCGTGTAATGTACCATGTCCAGAACCAGAGCCGCCAAAATGTAACAATTATACAGGGTGGGTGGAGAACACTGGTCTTGGGTGTGTTGTCACCGAGAATAGTCAAATAAAAGTTGCATGTGGTCAAAAAGGCAAGAAGATGTTTTATAACATCGCAACAAATCCAGCAGAGTGCCCGGAACTTATTAAGTGGGAAGAATGTACGGGTGCACCTTGTCCCATTGATTGTGAAGGGTCTTGGTCCAATTGGAGTGCACCAAAGTCAGACGAACCATGTGGTGTGCAACCCTATAAAGAGAGAATTTTTACCATAACAAAACAGTCACAATATGGTGGTAAAGCGTGTGATTATCCACATGGTGACACCGAACAGCGTAACTCTGGAACAACCAAACCGTGTTGTGAACAGCAGGGTAATTGGGCCATGGTTGGTTCATGTTTGGCCGATGGAACCGCTAAATACACACAGACCTACAAAGAAAATAAACCAGGTGGGTGTCCATCAAGTGCAAAGGCAAAGTTTATGCCGTGCTGTTATCAAAAAAATGATTGGACGGATAAGACTGGGTGTAATTCTATGGGTAGAAAAACACAACAGCAAACAACAGCTGGAAATTGTCCAGACAGTGTAAAGACGAGAAAGGTAGATTGTCCATACGTTGGACCATGGGTTAAAATAGGTGGATGTGGTGCAGATGGTAAACAGTATTACAGAAGAGACGTCTTAAATAGCACAGCATCTACGAGTAAAAGTGAAAATTGTTGTTTCATCGGAGCGTGGGGTGGATGGACACCGAGTGGTGATTGCGACGGTTCGAAACGAACACACAGCCGCACTCGCGCCGTCTTAAACTGTCCGAGTGGAACCGCGACGACCGAAAATCAACAGAGGGATTGTAATCATTGTCAAGGTAAGTGGGATGTGGCTGTGCGAAATAGATATAACCGTCATGTCAGGAGTTTTATGTCTAATCCCAGTAGAACATATTACGATAGAATTAAAACTTCTACATATAAAATAACTAAACCAGCGACAAATGGTGGAAGATCGTGTCCACACAAAGATGGTGAAAAGAAAGAAGAGAATATAGGTCAATGTATAGTTGGACCACGGAGAGGCTCTATACCCAACTGTTAATACCCAAACAACAAACTATTTTGTAATAATTTCTCATTCAATATAAAGAGATGCCGTGTCGGCGATGAGACTGGTAATCATTCTCGTTATATT